ATGGAGGTTAAGGATTATTTAAAGTTACCGTATACACGGCTTGTAACTGAAATGGATGATGAAAGTGGACATTATTTCTATGGAAGAATATTAGAGCTTGATGGTTGCCAGAGTACAGGTGATACTATTGATGAACTATATGAGGGCTTAAATGAGGCTTTGGAAGGATATATTGAGGTTAAACTAGAAAACAATATTCCGATTCCGCTACCTGAGAGAACGGAAGATTTCAGCGGAAAATTTAATGTGAGAGTACCGAAAACATTACATCAGAGATTGGCAATAGAAGCAAATAATGAGGGTGTAAGCCTTAATCAGTTAGTATTATATAAATTGGCAAGATAAAAAATTTTATGCAAGAGCAAAAGAAAACATAGTAAAAAAATCCATGTCGGATGATTTAAATCTTATTTTGGTTAGGTAAGATTCTGTTATTAAAGTTTTAATACCTCACATTTAGAAGCATGTGAGCAATCCTTATCACATAAGTGTATGGATAAAGCACCAGCCGGGGAAGCAATTCTCCGGCTGGTGCTGTTTTGTATTCTCAATCTTTATATATAAAAGTATGTCTCAACCCACTCTGAAACTCAATATATTCCACACGTTTGCCTCTAATCCCTATTTCGCGAATCGTAGAATTAACCAAATCCTTAAGGAGCTCAGGAGCACACTTCAGAACTAAATCTTCAAAATCGATATCCTGTTTACTGAGGATCCTCTGCGAGATGATGAAAGCGGATGCCTTCTTGATGAAGGAGATATCCGATGCTCCGGTCGGCTCCGGAGTTAAAACTGAGTTCCTTTTGATTGATTCCTGAACTTCCTGCAGTTTTCCTTCCAGTTCTTCCTTGCGGAGGAGGTAGTCCTTCTGTGGCATGGCCGCTGGATTGAATAGATATAGGTCAAGGAGACGCTGCAGAGCAGTCTTGTACTTGTTCTCCTCCTGACGCAGCAGTTCTATATCTATGTTGTCAATATCTGTGTGCTCCTTGGATGCCGCCAAGAGGTCAGGAGAGTACTTTGTATCATTACTTGAAATGTTGTATTGTCTGAGAGCCAATAACGTTTCTTCAAGGCTCTTAGTGTCTATACCGGCTATGCTTTCAAACGGCTTGCCGCATAGTAATGCCTTTTCGATGGATTCTACACTATAATTACTGCCTTTTCGCTGTAAGCGAACAAAATTGGCTATATAGTTGAAAATAAACGGTCCTAAGACTACATCTGACAAACCGAATGTAGGGCAGTCCTGCATCCTTGCAGAGCGGGTGCAACGATATGTCGAAGGACGCCATCCGGATAAACGTGCTCTATCCCGGTTGGATGAAAAACCGCCGCCACAGTCGCAGCATCTCAAAATGCCCGCAAAGATGTGTGTGTGGCTTACACGAAAGCTCGAAGTGTCCTTCGTTTCGCGGTGAGAATCCATTACGCTATTACAACGAGCCCATTGTTCTTCACTGATTATGGCGGGCAGGGCATTCGGAACAACAACCCATTCCTTTTCATCCTTAACAGCTCCGCGTGCTGATTCCCTGTAATTGTATCTGTATGTACCCTTATAAAAAGGATTTCTTATAATGTCATTTACTGTCTTTGATACCCATTCACCGCCGCGCTTTGTCTTAATGTGATTTCGGTTGAGTATGCGTGATAACTGTAACGTAGAGCCTGCCTCCTCATATTTATCGAAAATAAAATGAATAGTGACGGCTTCCTCCTCATCAATCATTGGCATTTTGGCTTCGTCATCCCATTTATAACCAAGCGGCATCCTGGCTCCGTTCCACAATCCTTTGCTTGCACGATCAAGCATGACACCCATAACACGCTCGGATGTGAGCTTACGCTCCAGCTCCGCGAATACGAGAATAATCTTGAGCATCGCTTCACCCATGGCGGAGCTGGTGTCAAACTGCTCATTCTTGGAAACAAATGTCACATTGTATTTTTTCAATTCATCATACATTGCCGCAAAGTCGAGCAGGTTTCGAGATATTCTATCAATCTTCCAGACACAGAGATGTGTGAACTCTCTTTTGCGGATGCGTGTCATCATCTGCTGGAAAGCAGGGCGGTCGGTGTTCTTGCCTGAATAGCCGGCATCCTCAAATACTTCATAACTGTCTGTGCCAAGCATATATTTGGCAAGGTTAATCAGCTCCTGACGCTGGAAGGGAAGACTATCCTTGTCAATCTGATAGAGTGTTGAGACTCTAATGTAGAGAGCAGCTTTCACTTTATATGAAGCTGCAGATGGGGGAGTAATGGTACTTCTGTAAGCCATATTAATCACAATCCTTTCTGAAAAAGGGTACAAAAAAAGAACCCTTTGATTTTTTCAGGTTCTTGTGATACAATACAGTTGTCTGGGTCGTATCGTATCACAGGATTTCCTGTCAACGGTATATCCGATAAGCCGTCCTTGTTCGCAGCAAGGGCGGTTTTAATTATTAGTGGTTAAGTATAAAAAGATTTCCAGAATTTTTAAACATTAAAATCTGTTAAAGCGGAATAGGAATTCAATATAGATTTAAAAAATCTTTCATACAATGCATCAAATTGGTTATTTTTATCTACAATTCCTAATGCATCTTTATATTCGTCTTTTTCTGCTTTCTTAAAGAAAACTGGTGGAATATCTCTTTTAAGTAACATCATATTTGCAAATGCTCTTGATGTTCTGCCGTTTCCATCCCTGAAGGCATGAATAACAGTTAATCTGTGATGAATACGAATAACTTGTTCCACAAAAGCACTGAGAGAAAGCTGGGTATATTGATCCATAAATTGTTTTATTTCTTTATCAAGGTAAAACATTTCTTCAGGTATTCTTTGATAATCAATCGTCTCAAACTTGGCACCTAAAACCAACGTGTTAGATTCTCTATATCGTCCACCGTATTCAGGAAACTCTGATGTTGAAAACAGTTTTTCATTCAGATGTTTGGCATCATATATAGTAATTTCATTTTTAGCTTCCTCAAATGCATAATCGTATGCCAAAGTAAGTCCGGCAACTTCAATTATATTTTTATTTGTTTCCTTGCAGTATTGACTATCTTGTTTATACAATCTTAAATCATGAACAATTTCAGCTGCTGTTTCTTCATCTATATCAATTCCTTCAAGTCTGCTATCATGGTATACATACTCGGATTTGAATTTTTGACAAGTGTATGGAGTAGGGGTAATCTTAAAAGAATCACCGATTGCATCAAAAAGGTGTTCATATAGGACTGTATCATACATACCTAATTCTTTTCTTCTACTCATAGGCTTGTATTTTTGCATTCTTTTGGTCAAAGACTTTGAAGATGTGTCTCCCTTAATCTTATGAAGACGATATGCTATCCTATATAGACAGGCTGAAAAGCTGACTCCAAAGAAATCAGCAATATATAGCACATCGTCAAATTCTACATATCCATTTACTTCACGTTCTTCGACTTTTTTTCTAAGCACACTGCTTGGCATTAATAATTCTGCTGCAAAATCCTCTGCATATTTTTCTATTTTAGATTGAGGATTAGGTGTACATACAAATACATTATTAGCATCTTTCAGATGGTGGCATAATTCATGTGCGGCACTGAAGCGTTGTCTTGTAATAGGTCTTTTAAGATTAATACCGACAACAGGAACATCATCTTCATCAGAAGCAGGTACATATATACCATCATAGTTTTTAAAAGGTCTAAAATTAAATAGAACCCCCAAATCCTTTAGCATTTGAAACGGATTAAAAGGGAATGATAACTTTTGCCCTTTCATTTTGGAATATTCACGAAGAAATGAAAGGGCTAGTTTTTCTGCTGGCATGCCGCCTTTTGCTAGTTGTTCAAAATTTATTGTCAATGTGTATCACCTTTCTTCATCATCCGCTTAAATTCTATAAGATTTAAGATTTCTTGCTGATCTGCTTCATCAAGTGAGCCAAAATTTCGTGCGAACATCTGCACAGGAGCTTCAACATTCCTGCCGTACAAAAGTTCATCCGTAGGAATCTGGAACAGTTCACTAAATTTACCAAGTTCCTCAGCAGAAACTTTTCTTTTATTGGATTCTATTTCAACTACAGCAGTACGGCTGATTCCTAAAAATTTTGCTACATAGTCTTGTGGCAAATGTAAATCAGTGCGGATTTTTTTAATTCTTTCATATAATGTTAGCATAGTTATCCTCCTTAAAATATTGCATGCCTGCGTAATGAATATAACATACACAGACGGATTTCGCAACATTAAATGTTGGATTTTCCAACATTCCTTTTCTTTAAAGAAAAAAATCCTCTACCATATGGTAAGAGGATTTCTGCTAGTCATCTCAAAAACGACCATTTGTCTTGAAATCATGATACCATTTGATGGTGTTGTTGTCAATGCGATAAACCTACTAATGTTCATGTTATTTTGCGGAAACATTGATGTTAGTATAGCATTTTAAGCCTGTTTATTTGGATGAATGTTTTGTAACATTTCCAGTGACATTGATGTTACTGTAGAAAGTTCCTATTTTACCTATTCCAAAGCATATAGATAGCACATACTAAATGGTTATAATTTATTAAAAACTTTTTGTAAATAAACTATTGACAGGTTGGTGATATAAGAAGTATCAATTAGTTACAAAAATGAAAGGAATTATTAACCATGAATGTGAAATCAAAAAAAGTACAATTCGAAAAAAAACGTATATCTTATGAAAAAGTTAATATTTACGCCTTTTTTAGCATTAGCAATAGGACTTTATATTATAATGAAAATTATAAAAGGAACGATAGCTTGGCACCTATTATTCAGTTCATTCAATAAAAGGTTCTGTGTGCTGGAAACTAATACATATTACATAATCAAAGTACTTTTCTTATATCAATGTCTAAGCGTGAAATAATTCTTTAAAAATTCTGTAGCAGTTTTATAAGCAATAGTTCTTTTGCTGCCGCCGGTTAGTCCAACTCCATCTACGGTCATGGTTCCGAAGAATCTCAGTTCAGTTCCATTATAAGTGTTCATAGATTTTATAAATTGTGCGTTTGATATATTTTCATCTGCAAATTTATAGAACAAATCACGATGAGAACACTTTGAGAGATTTCCCTGTCTATCATCGGTAGTGTATCTGTAAATACAGAAAATGAAAAAAGCAATTTTTTCTCTTAACTCTAATCTATTAAAGAGAAGGTCATAAAGAGCTTTCTTGCCAATGTAGTATGATAACTTGATTTTCTGACTTGTGGCGTAATCAAGTAGTTCAGGGTTCGGAATTGAGTCATGTTTGAACTTCTTATCTATGAGTGCAGATGCATCATATTGGCAAACATCAGTGTAACTTATTCTACCTAGAACATCGCGTTGAGCAGCAGTGACAACAGGAAATTCTATTCGTTCGATTTCAAATGGCTCTAAGAATCCCTGTTGTGTGAGTTGACTATTTACATCTTCAATACCAAAGGCGTCAATTGTCACAGTACGTTTTCTATTAGTTTTGCTATATATGGCTTTACATTTGTAGTGCTTGTAATTCATATTATCGCAAAATTCGTCTCTGATACGATGATGAACTTCATACTGTTTCATGGATGAAGACGATAGAGATTTTTTTTGTGTGGTAGTGGAAGTGACTTTTTTGTTGGTTGACCAGTTATATGAGATGCTGGTATCGTTTTTGCGTGTGGACATATAGTAAGAATCATTACTATCATTTTTGTATTTGTGCGGTCTATTCTTTGCTTTTGAAATAGATATCGCAATTGCAATAACTACACTTATAATGCATACAACAATAGCGGCTATAGCTGCATCTTTAATAAAAAAAATCATAAACAGCCATTCAGCAAATAAAATTACAATATAACTTAAGAAATTAGCCATAGATTTTCCTTTTTCTCATTTGATTGGTTAATGAGGTCTGCCGGGTGTCCCTTCGGAGATTATCCGGCACTGTTTTTGTTGTTCTTCGGTTCTTCGATTGGCGGAAATTGCTTCTCAAGCTCCTCCGCTGTTTTTGGAACGTCATTAAATAAAGATGTTTCGTTTTCAATGGATTCAATGGATTCAACGGAATTAAGCTTTTTTATTATTTTATTTAGAGCCTCCCAGTCAGCACTATCGAGCTTTGAAAACATTTTGAAGACGTTTTTTGCAAATTCGCTTTCGCCTGCCATAACGCGGTCAATCATTGCTATGCACTCGTCGTCTGACGAGTTGAACATCTCACCCTCACCGGTCCTTAGCCAGTTCTCGTTCACATTGAACTCACGACAGATTGACTTGAACATCTGGTCTGTAAGATTACGATGTCCATTTTCAATTGCTGAAAGAGCAGCTTTTTTAACACCTAATCTTTCACCAAACTTATCAAGAGTGAGTCCAAGAGTCTTTCTTAATTCCCTAATTCTCTCATTCAATTATTAATTCACCTCTTCATCCTCTGTTTTTAACTGAATAGCGAGAAGTGCAATTATCACAATATTCAGTATGATTGTAATAATGTCAAGGATTAATTTTTTTATCTTCATTAATTTCGCCTCCTTTCATTCTTATAATAAACATTTCAAATGAGAATATCAATAAAAAAAGTTTGCAAAGTAGACAAAATTCAATAGTATGTTTCATAAAAACGGTTATTTCTTATTCCTTCTGTAACAAAATGGCAGATATTATAATCGCAATTGTTATATTCTGTTTGAAAATGCCGTTCAATCATATTTTTATATGTTTTTGTATCTAAATAGTCAATCACATCGGAGCCAAAATATAGGGCAGACACAACATTTTCCATTGACTTGGCAGAAAGCCGAGGATGTTCCTTGTGAAATCTTTTCATATATGATTCGTAATAGAAAGTAATTATTTCTATAATATCTATGATATCCGAATCATTGTCTATTTCTTGTTTTTTACAAGCTTTAACTATCTGTTTCTCCAATATTGAAAAATCAAATGGTGTGCTATTGTTAATGGGTTGAAGTGCATTGCTAGTTTCTAGCACTGTACTATTAAGTTTTCCATTAAATACATTTAATGTTGTGGTAGAAGTAGTCTCTGTCATGTATTCTATGGTATTGGTCTGTTCACTTTGAACTGTTTTATCTGAGCAATTTGAACAGACAGCATGTTCATTTTGAATAGACGCAATTTTTTTAAGAGTTTCGTAGTTGATTGTATACCATTTGGTTTTGTCAAATCCTTTTCGGTTATAATTTCCTGCAATTAGGAGATTTTTCTTTTCTAAAGATGTAAATATTCGTCTGATAGTCATAATCGACCAAAATGGAAATTGCTCATGCCATTGTTCATAAGTATTATAAACCCAATAATGCCCATCAATAAAGGACTGCTTGGTATTTTGTTTATGTGTTAGCCAGTAATGAACTTGTTGAAGAACAATAGCTTCATTAAGTCCGATTAGTGTGGCTAGAGTTGGCAGAAGTTGCAGAGGATGTTCGTTAAGAAGTAATTTGTTCATTTTGTCACCTGCCTAATCTCTTGTTTCGTTTTTTAATTTTTTACTATTATTGTCTATAATGATGCGTTGTGCCTGGCTTGGGAAAGGACATACAACGATGATAAACCGGGTGTACCCCCCAGAGGGGGTTATCCGGTTGTGTTTTTATGCGGCATTTTATAAGGCGGCTCAACAGGCGTAAATTGTTTTTCCAATTCTTTTGGTGTTGATGGAATTTTTCTAAAAATTTCAGTCATTTTTTCATTAGTAAGCAGACCATCATTCTCAATCGGGGAAGTGGTAGTAGTATCTCTATTAATTTCAGGGTTGTTGGTTCTTCCGAGGAGGTAATCAACAGAACAGTCTAGATAATCGGCGATTTTGCCTAATGTTTCGGTGCGTGGCAAGTAGCCACCAGATTGCATAGAAGATAATGTGTTTTTACTTAAGCAGCAATCGGTGAGCATAGTTCCTATAGCGATTTTTTTACTTTTTGCAAAGTTCTTTATTGTAGTAGCAACTTCTTGTGAATTGTGCATAATTAGGCCTCTCCTTTTTTGTGCAAAACATAAAAATCCCAAGAAATTAGGAAAAATACTTGAAAATCCCAAGTACTAGGGATATAATATAACCAGAGTTAAGAAATTAACTCAAATATATCACATTAAGGAGGTTGAATCAATGAGCAAGAAAAAGAAAAAAAGCGGTCATAAGAAGATTTCCACCATAGAAATCATACTTCTTATGACCGCTGTACTCCAACTCATTGAGGTGATAATGGAAATCATTAAAATCCTCATTGAGTAGGGGAAGGGGGCGAAAGCCCCTGACCTCCTTTAGAGGATAACTTTTTCGAGGCTCGTTGTCAATATATTTTAAAAGAAAGGAGACCATTATGGAAGTTATTTACTGGATATTCAAGGCTATCGAGGTCGTGTTTTATCTGGCAGTGATTATTTACATCGTAAGGAGGTGGAAAAAGTGAATATAGGAGCGGCAGTCAGACAGATAAGAAAAAGCAAGGGAGTGTCACAGGTAGAATTGGCTGAGAAGATAGGAGTGTCACAGGCAATGCTTTGCCAGATTGAGAGAGGCACAAAGTCGTTGTCTTTGCCGTTGGGCGTGGACATAGCGAAGGCTTTAGGATGTACCATTGATGATATTATTAATGATACATCGAAAATAAAAACAGCATAGGACGGTTTATTGGATTATTCCCAACTCAGACATAGGGAAATGATGAGGAATAGTAAGAGATTATTCCGGGCGGAACTGCGAGCCGTCTGGAGAGAAGTTAGGGAGGAGGTGATACAGATGGAAAATGAGAAAGTACACGCTACAATCCGAAGCCGTAATTTGGAAGGTGAGATTACCGACGCTCTGAAAATGACGCAGGAAGAATATGATGATATCATTGCTAAATTTTCAACTTCACATCGTACATTTTTAAGAAATATTCCTTTGTCCGAGCACATAAGGGATGACAATGTTGTAATTCCATCTGAAAATAAGCTTATTAATTTTGGAAGTGCAGACAGTGAGGGTTTTGTTAAGGCATTTTACTTAATAAATTCTTTGTCAAAAAGGATTATAGATGCAATGAAGGAACATAAGAGCTTCCAGTTTGTAATTGTGCACGAAAAGGAAGCTCTAAAGACAGATTTCTTTTTATATGCTCCGGATGAAACTAAAGAATGATGTATCAGTTTATGGTCTTTATAAACTGTGAAGGAATATGGCATAGCTCTTGTATTGTATCATTAGAGTTTTCCCAGAATACTTCATATACATTAGGCTGATTGGCTATTGTATACACATCATAAGCATATGCACTAAGTGCTTTATAAAGTTCAGTAGCTTTTTCGTTAGTAAATGAGCTGAGATTTACAATATAGTGCTTCATCTTATACCTCCTTATATATTTTTATCAGTCTCGCCAGACTGATAAATAAAGTATATGAGTTCACTTTAATAAAGGCAAGTCTTTTGAGGTGATGAATGTGGTGCTGGTTATGGGCTCAAAGGATAAGTTTAGGAAGCAGGAGGTGAGGTATTGGAAAATACAGCAACTAAAGAAGATGAAATAGCTTATGCCATTATAAATATGCTTACATCTAATGATATGACATTCAAGCAGGCTAAAGCTGTACTTCAGGAAGTTGATTTAATTATGCAGGAGAGTTCAACGAACTTCCGTGACAATGCAGATGCCAAGGAAGTTCTTGAAACTCCCAATCGTTATAGAACTTGGCTTGAGGCTAGGTTAAATAAGGATATACCTTCTCATAAGAATGATGAAGTTCTTTAACGATTTCATTCAGTTCTGTTATTACTTTGGCATAGTCAGTTTCTTTGGAGAGGTCAACCTTTGAAGCAAGGATGGCAACTGCAAGAGAGCCTAAACTATCACGAGTAACAACTGAACATTGCTGTAGAGCATGATTGTTTTCATCGTAGAAGTTAAAATCCGGCATAATGAAGCTCCCGGCTGAATGCAAGAGCTTTATATTAGGCTACATGATCGGCATCCAGCAGTCACGTAGAGAAAAGAGGTCAGCTTAGGGCGGTTTATCGGATATCCCGACTCAGACAATAGGGATAAGAGAGATGTAGCAGAAGGGTTGCTTCGGACGGAACTGCGAGCTGTTCGGGGCGGAAGGAAAATAGGAAGATGTCAACGAAGAATATCATATTAACTAAGCCGGATGGAACATTGCGTCCAATATTTGATGTACTCAATGAGATTAAGACAGTCTATGAGACATCTGTTAAGAGTGGTACAGAGATACACCTTGACGATAATGAGGCATCGGAGTTTGAAATTAAGGATACGGATATACAGGAATTGGAACATCAGGTTCTATGGAGCATGGAAATGGTAGATGGGGATGAGATACAGATTCATCCGTCCATGAACAGTAATTATGTATCTATTCATGGAGCAGATGAATTGTGGTTCTTTATATGTCGTTTGATGGGTTGTAGCCAATCAAAGTGACATATTTGGCAGAACCGGATGCAGGTAATTTCTTAATATGCTTTTCACGCTTGTACATTGCAACAGCCATAAGCAGTTCATTTCGAGTCAAACTGCGATAGGCATAGACATTAAGCGTGAACTTGCCTGATATAATTACATTTTTTACCTGCGGCATAGGTATTCTGTCACTCATAAACAGCTCCTATAAGATTTATTAGATCAGCAGCTATGGCTGATAATGAAATTGTATGAGTTTAAGTACGAAAAGTCAATTAAATAACATCTGCGAGGTTATTTATTCATGGGTTGGATTGGTCAGATAAGCTCCTTGGAGGAGCTGGAGGCACTTATGTGCGGCAATGTGCTTCCGGAGAATGATATGCCGGAGTTCTTTTATATGTACGAGCGTAGAATGACACCTGATGCCAGACGCTTGATTATGTATCAGTGCATGATTTATAGAGAATATTACAGGGGGTGAGGTTATGGATATGGCTCTTGTGAAGGAAGAACTTAAGAAATACGGAATTACCAATGAGAAGGAGCTGGACGCGGCATTGAAGAAGTCCACATTCAGCCTTGGCGTGATGGCTGCCGGAAGCGTGGCAGAGAATGAGACTGCGACTAAGCGCAGTGCTTCATAAAAAAATAAGGCTTGTGTAAGTTATGAGTTGGCGCTCATACACAAGCCATTCGGAATAGTACCGGTGGGTACATACTCTTTAATAATTATATCTTGAAAATACATATTTTGCAAGAGAAAGGTTAAAGATGGCTGTAAAACCGGGTTACTATCCCGATGGTGTCACAAGGTACACGGATCCGTTTTATAAATGTGTATGCCGCAATTGTCTCCACAAGTTCTGGAGCGTGACAGTAGACGTTGTATGTTCAAATTGCGGGAGCACGGACGTATTTTATGATTTTAACGATGATAAGGCGAATGAGGAATTTGAACATTTGCGTCAGAGTAAATCAGAGAATATCCGAGAAAATCAGAGTAAATCAGAGTTTATCCGAGGAAATCCGAGAAAATCAGAGTAAATCAGAGTTTATCCGAGAATGTCCGAGGAAATCAGAGAAAGGCGGTGCTATATTGAACAGATTGGGATTTCTGATTTTATCATTCTTGGAGAAAGGTGAGGCATATGACAGGACATCAGCTATGAGTGTGAGAGAGATTGCTGACGTTGAAGATATTGGCTATAAGGACAATACCATTTTTAAAAAGGTGAGTGAGCTGGTGGTCAGCGGTTATGCTGGCACCGGCTACAAGGATGGAAAGCAAAAGACCTTTTTCATAACTGAAAAGGGTAGAAATCTATTAAGGGAAGAGAGGTCAAGGTAATGAGAAACAGGATAGGATTCGTCGCTGTCGGTCAGGCAGGCGGCAACATAGGAAAGTTATTCGAGGCGAAGGGCTTCAAGGTGCTCTATCTGAATACTTCCAGAGAAGACTTAGAGACACTTAAAGGTGTCAAGTATGTGTATCACATTACAGGAGGCGAGGGCTGTAATAAGGACAGGAGCAAGGCAAAGCAGCTTGTTATTGATGATTTCGATAACATCAGTAAAGAGATTTATGAGAAGCTTGACGTGTCAATTATCTATGTTGTGTTCTCAGCCGGAGGCGGCACCGGAAGCGGGTGCGGACCGATGCTCATAGATTTGCTGCTTGATGACATTGCATCAGGAGTAAGTACCGTACAGACTGTAGGAGCCATTACTATCATTCCGGCTGAGAATGAGAGCGTTAAGGCACAGATAAATTGTTATGAGTGCTTCGAGGAACTGACAGGCATAGAGAACATAGCAAGTACTATCGTGATTGATAATTCAAAAGGAGACAAGCTGCAGCTCAACCGCAATATGGTTAATGCTTTTTACAATCTCATAGAGATTCCATCCAGAGACAATGACGAGCGAGGTAACATTGACAGGGCAGAGATTAAAGAGACTCTTGCTGCTAAAGGAATGCTTATGGTGACGAAGCTTTCCGCTAAGGAAAGCAGTACAGCAGCCGTTATTGATTCATTTAAGAACAGCATATTTGCTCCGATTGAACCTGATCGTGTTATCAAGTACATAACAATGACGAGTACAGGAGAAGTTGATCTTGAAGCGATTGAGAAGGAAGTCGGAATTCCGATAGACGTATTTCAGACCTACAACGATAACTGTACGATATGCTGTCTGAGTGGTCTTAATTATCCAAAAGCGCGCCTTGACCGTGTCTATCAGTTGGCAATGGCACACCAGGAGCAGATTATTAAGAATCTTCAGGCAACATCGGAAAATGAGATGCACAGAGATGTGAACTTCCTTGCCGCCATGAAAAAGCCTGCTACAGAGCAGTCAAAGGCTAAGACATCAAGGCGGGATCTGATGAAAAAATACATGGGATAGGTGATAACTTATGAGTGATTTTGGCTATTTTTACGGAGTTGAAGCGGAGCAGTTTGCTTTCTATCGCATTCCGCGGCTATTGATTAAGGACGCAAGGTTTAAAGGGCTTAGCAACGATGCTAAGCTCCTCTATGGGCTGATGCTTGATAGAATGTCATTGTCCATGAAAAACGAATGGCTGGATGAAGAAAATAAGGCGTACATAATTTATCCTTTGGATGCTGTTATGGAAGATTTGGCGTGTTGTTATACAAAAGCTGTCAATGTTCTTGCTGAATTAGATTCTAACAAGGGAATCGGCTTAATAGAGAGAGTGCGTAGAGGTCTTGGAAAGCCGGATATCATATATGTCAAGAAATTTTCTAGTGTAGAAGAGAATAGTGAAAGCATCGATAACAGTCTTAACGATGTAAAAGAAGCAAATGAGCAGTGTTTGGAAAATCAGGTTTCAGGAAGTATGGAAATCAAACATCAAGAAATTGAAACATCAGATATCAAGAAGTATGAAAATCAAACATCAAGAAATCTGAAAATCAAATTTCAAGAGATTGGAAAATCAAACACTAATTATATTAATAATAATAATACTGATATGAATTATATTAATATTAATAATAATATTACCCCAAAATCGGAGAATTTTGAGGAGCAGCCAACAGGACAAGTGCGTCTGGATTATGAACGGATAGTTGACATGTATAATTCAACATGCAAAGACCTGCCCAAGGTAAGAGGCTTGTCTGATGAGCGGAGACGCAAGATTAAAACTTTGCTTGGAAATTTAAAAAAGGCAAAGCTATTATCGGAACTTGATGACTATGAGAAGTTACAGTACATATTCCGGCTTGCTGATGAGAGTGATTTTCTGTCAGGTAGAGATGCGCCTAATGGCTGGTGTGGCTTTGACTGGCTCATACAGTCTAAAAATACGCTTAAGGTCATAGAGGGAAATTACAGGAATAAAGGAGGAGCAGTAAGACATGGCGGAGCAATCAATCAGACAGATGCTTCAGGTTCAGTTGGAGCATATACAAGCGAATCGGAAAATGAAGCTCTCGCAGCATTCCGAGCAGGAAAAAACAATAGTTTGTCCTAAGTGTGGTGATACCGGTTTTGTGTTCTTGCGTGTTGATGAATGGGGAAATGAGTTCTACACACCTTGCGAATGCAGAGCATTGAAACTCATGGAAAGCAAGCTTCAGATGGCAAGCATACCTAAGGAGTTCAGTGGCTATACGGTGGATTCATTTGACTTGGCACTGTATAAGTCTGCTGGGGCGAGAGAAAAAGCAGAGATGGCAAAGGTGCTTTGTGGGAACTATGTGAAAGATTTTATGAACATCAGGGAAACCGGCAAGGGTCTGTATATGTATTCGCAGGTCAAGGGAAGCGGCAAGACACGAATGGCGGTATCTATCGCTAATGACATTATTACCAAGTATCGGATATCAGCTAAATTTGCAACAACGCTACAGATTATTGATGAAATAAAAAGAACCTGGAGCGATAAGCAGGAAGATTGCTCAGAACAAAATCTTCTTCAAGAGATAATAGATGTTCCGGTGTTGGTGCTTGATGATATCGGTGTTGAGAAGATGAACCCATGGGTAAATGAGAAGTTTTACAGTATCCTCAATGGTCGCATGATTCAGAAACAGATAACTATATTCACAAGCAACTGCGTGATTGAGCAGCTGGCTTTTGATGAGAGGATAATTAACCGTATACAGAAGATGGCTTTGCCGGTACCATTTCCGGATGAGTCGGTGCGTTCGGTGCTCGCATCAGCTGAGAATAAGAGTTTTTATAATAGCCTTTTGAGGAGGTGAATATGACATTTTCAAAAATAAAAGACAAATATTTTATTATTGTTGAGGGTAGTGACAGAGCTATTATACGAGCAAGCGAAGGCCAGGCGGAGCGGACAAGAGAGCGCCTGCTCAAGCATTCGCAAGGGAAAAGAGTGTTTGTTTATAAGGCAGATGGGAGGAATGGATAACTTATCAAGCGAAAGGTAAATTATAGGAAAGGAGTATCATTAATGAACAAAGAAAAACAACTTCATATAGGCGATACTGTTATAATGAATAATAAATATTATGTTTCGGCTAGAAACAAGGGTAAAAAGTTTACCGTGCGAACAGAACCGCAGATGGTGTGTGGAACATTAAGTGTATGGCTTGAAGGAGTTAACGGCTGCTATGCCGTTGATGGGCTGGATAAAGTGAATAATGAATGAGGTGAGTAATAAATGATTAATGGTGAGCTGATTGTTGACAACTTCGCCGGCGGAGGAGGAACATCGACAGGCATTGAAATTGCAACAGGCCACAGTGTTGACATTGCAATCAACCATGATCCTGAAGCTATCAGGATGCATAAAGTAAATCACCCAGGCACCCGGCATTACTGCGAGAGTGTATGGGACATCGACCCGGTCAAGGTATGCAATGGACATTCGGTCGCACTTGCGTGGTTTTCGCCGGACTGTAAACATTTCTCCAAGGCTAAAGGCGGTAAGCCGAAGGACAAGAAAATAAGAGGGCTTGCATGGGTGGCACTGCGATGGGCGGCGAAGGTACGCCCAAGGGTAATAATGCTGGAGAATGTCGAAGAATTTAAGACGTGGGGTCCACTTAACAGAGGGCACCATCCGATTAAAGCCAAGATAGGGGAGACCTTCAGAAAGTTCGTAGAACAGCTGGAAGGTCTTGGCTATGCGGTACAGTTCAGAGAACTCATAGCTGCTGATTATGGGGCGCCCACAATGCGGAAGCGATTTTTTATAATTGCACGGTGCGATGGCAAGCCGATTGTGTGGCCACTGCCGACACATGCTCCGGCAGATAGCAAGGCGGTCAAGGCAGGACTGCTTAAACCATATGTAGGAGCATATATGCAGATAGATTTCAGTTTGCCATGTCCGAGCATCTTCGATACAGCAGAGGAAATAAAAGAAAAGTACGGCATCCGGGCGGTGCGTCCTTTAGCACCTAGGACAATGGAGAGAATTGCCCGAGGGCTGAAAAAGTTCGTGCTTGACAATCCAAAGCCATTTATCATTCAGGTGAATCACGGCGGCGAACGCAGACCGCTGGAGATGACTGAACCGATGCCGACAATAACAGGCAAGCATGGTTTTGGAGTTGTTGAACCAGTGCTTGCACCATATCTCAGAGTTAATACAACGAATCACTCAGGTGGAAATTGTAAAAATCCAATACATACGATTACAACTGGAAACCAGCAATGTGTCATAAGCGCGGCGCTGATACAATATCATTCAGAGACTGCAGGAAATGTGAGAGGTCAGGCTGTTGATGCTCCGATTATGACTGTCGATAGTTCTAACCGTTACGGTCTTGCGGTCACTTTCTTGAGTAAATATTTTAATGGATTTTATAAAGGCGCAGGAGACAAGCTCGACAATCCACTGCCGACAATAACAGCGCAGGACCACAACAGCATAGTGACAGCGAATCTGATACAGCTGAATAATCATTGCGATGGCCGTGATATCACCAAGCCTATTCCGACGATAACGGCAGGTGATGGTCATTTTGCTGAGGTCAGAGCATTTCTTGTGAAATATTATGGCTCCGGAACAGGTCAGAACATAGAAGAGCCATTGGAGACTGTAACGGCAAGAGATAGGTTTGGGCTTGTCACTATAAAAGGCATTGATTATCAAATTATTGATATAGGGCTACGAATGCTGGAGCCAAAGGAGCTGTACGGATGTCAAGGCTTTCCAGATGATTACATTATAGACCGTGACTGCGATGGCAAGTCATACCCGAGAAGCGAGCAAGTTCGAAGATGCGGCAATGCCGTATGTCCGCCAATTCCGGCAGCGCTTGTCAGAGCTAACCTGCCGGAGCTGTGTGTTGCAGAGCGAACACCGAATATGTGTGTTGTGCAGGAAAAGACAGGACAGTTAGCTTTTGCATAGGATTTAGGAGGTTAAACATGCTGGAATTTGGCTATTACAATATGAATTGCATGGATGGAATGAAGCAATTTCCTGACAAATACTTCGACCTTGCAATTGTTGACGTGCCTTATGGCATTGGAGAAAATGGAGATAAAAATCATTCAAGGTCACGCCTGGCGCCAGCAAAAGATTATAAGCCTTTTGCTGGTAATGATTTGAAAGCACCTGATAGTGATTATTTCAATGAACTTTTTCGGGTTTCTAAAAATCAAATTATTTTTGGAGCAAATCATTTTATCAGTAAAATCCCTTATGACAGTAGTTGATGGATCGTATGGGACAAGGAAAATGGTCAAAGCGATTTTGCAGATTGTGAGCTTGCCTGGACATCCTTCAGCACTGCAGTAAGAATATACAGATACCGTTGGAACGGAATGCTCCAGCAGAACATGAAAAATAAAGAAATCAGAATACATCCTACACAAAAGCCGATTGCATTATACGAGTGGATTTTAAATCGATATGCCATGCCGGGTGATATTATCCTTGATACCCATGTTGGAAGTGCAAGCAGCCTCATTGCTTGTCACAATACTAATCATAAGTTTGTAGGTTTTGAACTTGATAAGCACTACTACGAGATATCGAAGAAAAGATTAGATGCTGAAATGGCACAAATGAGGTTGGAAGATATATTCTGGAACAGGAGGGCGAACAGTGAGACTAATCATTGTAAAGGCAGGTGGAACAGATGAATAATTTAGAACGAATGAAAAAAGAGGTGATTTCTCAGATAGAAAAAATGGACGTAAATCAGTTTGAACAGTTAGTTGAGTTTGTTGTAGAAAACTATGATGAACTGGATGAGTCGGTTGATTATTCAGTCGTGCTGACGTGTAACAGATGTAAGCAAGAATATGGAGGATGCCCAGAGTCTGCATCAATTGAATTGTGTGAAAAAAGATTCAGGGATTATGCATTGAGGGAGGCATAGGACAATTAAAATGGCTATATTAAACTATACTACAACTGTGGATAGTTTTAAGACGGTGTCTGAAATCGAGTATATCTTAATGAAGCATGGAGCGAAAAGTATCATGAAGAATTATGATAATAAGAGCATTACAGGATTATCGTTTTTAATTGACACAGGTATGCAGCAGATTCCGGTTAGATTGCCGGTTAAAATTGATGAATGCTTTGAGATATTAAAGATGGAAAAGAAAAATAGTCCACGAAGCAATATTAAGGCAACTAGAGAACAGGCAGAGAGATTAGCATGGAGAATACTAAAGGACTGGGTAGAAGCACAGATGGCATTATTGGATATTAGAATGGTTCAATTTGAAGAAATTTTTTTACCATATATCGAAATCCAAAGTGGACAAACAATTTATGAACGCTTGTCTGAGAAACAATTTCTTATAGAATCAGTAAAGTGATGGAGGCGAATATAAAATGAAATCGAAAAATGGTAGCATGAACTCTTTTATCTACGGCAAGTCAGTAGGTGGCAGCAGATACACAGTAAGTAAAAAGAAAAGGAAAACACTAAAAGTCGTAAAAAAGAAGGCGGTTTCCTGATACCAGAATGGCAATTGTATAAATGAAGCGGAGAGGAGATAGGTATGGCTGAATTATATTATTTTGGCGAAAAGGTTTCGCCGCAATTTTACATAAGAAATATGATTTTGTCAAATGACGGAGTGAGGACATATGTTAGGGTTAGTGACATGCACAATCTGCTTGATAAGCTGTCACTGCCCTATTCAAAAAATGACACAAGAAACGATTTGCTTAATATTTTGTTGGAAAATTCTTATGATTGGCAGTTTATTGCTAAAGAATTTAAAATCGGTGTGAATGTGAAGGCTTATACAGATGCATTTGATTTTCTATCAAACGGAGATATTAAACGGTTCGAGAAGTTCGGTCTACTTAAAGTAGTTGGTCATCAATGTTTTTGTGCTTATGGTCGTAAATGTTATGTTTCATTGTACGATTTATATCAGTTTTTAAATATGTCTGACATGGACATGAAGAAGTTACTGGCAGATTATCCGAAAGGAAAAAGGATTGTGAGAAATGATTAAAGGTGAGCTGATAGTTGATAACTTCGCTGGCGGCGGAGGGGCATCAACTGGAATTTGACTGTATAGGCTGGGAAGCATACAGAAGACAGATACCAGAAAAGAGGGAAAAAAGACATGGACCAGATACGACGTGAAAAGATAGCTGCAAAGCTAAAGAAAATAAAAGCTCTTGCAGAACGTGGTGTGGGCGGTGAAAAAGAAACTGCAATGCGAATGTATGAGGACTTAAAAGCCAGATACGAACTGGAAGACGAAGAAATAATGCTGGACGCAGTGACGCTTCACTGGTTCGGATATGCAGACGAACTGGAAGAAAGGGTGCTGTGCTGGATTTTCTACAAGGTGACGGGCGACGCAAGTTACCACATATACACCGGGAAATACAGCCGCAGGAAGAAGCGTGGTTGTGACTGCACGGAGATTGAAGCGGCAGAAATTACACTGCTTTACAATTTTTACAAAGAGGAATTGAAAAGAGAACTGGAAGCGTTCTTGGTGGCGTTTAAGTGTGGCAATGACCTATTCCCGGACGAAACGGCACGTTGCTATAAAGAAAACGACGCAGAAGCGCCGGAGAGGACAGACGAAGAAAAACGAATGTTGAAAAAGGCTGCGTGGTATTCAGAATTTATGGACAAGAGAAAACCGCCAACGGCACTGATTGGAGAACCGGAGGTGGAAGAGGATTGAAAGAAGATAAACAGGAATTGTAGAGTGAAGGAGGGAGCATGAGCAGTTTCGATTACGAGTATTTTCACGGAGAATATAACTGCATTGGATTTAATGCCGGCATATACAGTAAGAAAGAAGCACTGGAAGCAGGTGCAAAGGAATATGGCTGTGAAGTATCTGATTTAACCATTGAAGAAGCCTATGTATATTATGGATTTGGAGCTAATGAAGAAGGAGGAATACGGAGAGGGTACTGGCTCTGCTTTGAACCTAAAGGACGCTTGGTTAAGGCGTGGAGCGTTCACAGGGCGGTTAATGGAGTGTAAATTCATAATGTCAAGTAAACATAAAAAAGAGGAGCTAGAAAGCCAAAGATGACTAAAACAGAGATAGAATTCGAAACGAAAAAAGCTTATGAAAAAGGTAAGGCTGACGCTATGAGAATGAAACTTGATGCAGACGGATGTGTAAGCTGTGCCTTTGAAGAAACTGAGCCATGGGAAATGCCTTGTGCTAAGTGTGCAAGAAATTCTAAAGATTACTGGAGAGCAAAAAATAATAGGAGGATAGAATGACATATAAGAACAGCGAAGGATATCATGACCCGACAGCCGGAATTGCAATCCGTGAATCGGAGCCAAAAATCAAGAAAACAGAATATAATCCAGAAGTAAGCAATCTTGTTAATGTGCTAAAGCAGGTAATAAATATTGCAGGATATGAAATGGTCGGACGAGTTACTTTGAAAAATAAAATCACCGGAAAGGAATATCACTAATGAACAAAGCAATTTTAATGGGACGATTGACACACGACCCGGACATAAGAATGGGGGTAGGAGAAGGAGCAACGCTTATAGCACGCTATACGCTGGCAGTGGATAGGTACACAAAGCAGAATGACAATGAGCAGACTGCTGATTTCATAAGCTGTGTTGCTTTCGGAAAAGCGGCAGAATTTGCTCAGAAGTATCTGCATCAGGGAATAAAGGTGCTTGTGACCGGGAGAATGCAGACTGGAAGTTATACTAATCGTGATGGGAAGAAGGTGTACACAACAGATGTTATAGTAGAGGGACATGAATTTGTGGAAAGCAAGAATGCTATCCAGAATAACCGTTCAAATAAGCAAGTGTCATCGGATGGCTTTATGAATATGAGTGTAGATGATGAGGGTTTACCCTTTAATTAACAGAGGCAGGATTTTACATAGCTTTGATTGAATAAACTGCTTAGGGCTGATGAAACAGCCCTAAACAATTTATTGGAATATTCTATTTTTGAGCCATTTTAAGAAGTGCATCCTGAAGAACACGAGAAAAGTTAATATTATTTTTCTCACCATAAGTATTAAGCCATGCTGGAATAGTAATATTTTTGCGTAGTGATGCACTGCCATATTTTTCAGAATATGCTGTCATATCAAGAACTAAATAATTAATAAAACTTCCTGGTTCAACAGAAATATCTTCATACCGAGAAGCAGATGGAATATCATTTCCATCTTCAAGTTCTCCAAGAATCCAGCCACTGGCTGCATCTGTCCCCATATCGATTGCATCAATTAAATCATTACCTTCGGATACGCATCCGGGAAGATCGGGTACAACAACAGTGTAACCTTCTTTTTCTTCACAAGGTGTAAAAATAGCAGGATAAACAAGTTTCATAAAAACTCCTTTCATATATAAAAAACAGTGGCAAGGGCTTATTTAAGCCCTGCCTGTTTAAGTATTGAATTTACTGTGCCTTTGTCAAGGTCTCCAGTGTGAAAAGGAATGGTAACTTTTCCGGGTTTTGTCGGATGTTTGTATTGTCTATGTGAGCCAACTTGCTTCACAAAATACCATCCATCTTTAAGAATAATTTTTTCAACTTCTAGTGCTCTCATTGATTACCTCCTATAATTATATTATACACATTATACACATAATGTCAATACTTAAATACACATAATGCGTATAAAAATATTCATAATAGACAGAACAGATATTCTGTAGTATAATTAAAAGGTATATAATAAAAGCCATGAATCTAATTTCTGGAATTAAAGCACAAAAAAGGAACGGTCTGCCAACCGTTCCAATTCATGTGCAAGAAACTCTTTAATAATTATAACAGATATCTGTTATAAATCAAGGGGGCTGTCTATGTCAGCACCAAGAATACCGGATTTACAGGAGGGAAGGCTGCTTAAGGAGATTGATTTTCAGATTCTTATGAGCAGGGAGAAGATACGAAATCATGAGAAGTCCATAGTCAAGATTAAGAAAATGGCAGGGCTGAATGGACCTTCAGGCGTGGGAACTATGAACTATTCGGGTCAACCGGGTGGTGACAATATGCATGGAATGGCTTTTCCTGATGCACTGGAAGCAATCGCAAATTATCGCATCCATATAGAGCGTGAAAAGGAGCATATAAGGTCATTGCAGAAAAGGCGGCGTAACTTAATTAAAGCGGTACAGTTTCTTGATGGGATTGAACAGCAGATTTTTGTGTATCGCGTTCTATATGCTATGACACAGGAAGCAGCCGCAGAAAGAATCGGTGTATCTACAAGGCAGTTACAACGTGTCGAAAAGGAGATGAAAGCAAGCTCGAATGTGTTCTCATTGTGATGTTAAAAGTGCAAAATTTTGATTCATGTTTTGGTTCAAAAATCTGATAGCTTATATGATAATATGAATTAAGCAGAAACTCAATAAAATCAAGGCTTAGAGAGTAATTCGATTTTTGAAAAACATGTCGTGTTTTATGTCGTAAAATATGTCGTGTTATTGTCGTGTTTGCTGTGATATAATAAGTATAGTCAAAAGTGTGTGAAGCAATCCTGATATGGGATTGCTTTTTTCTTTTGGACAGAGAGGTGAAGGATGAATACAGTTGAGCCTATCCGTGACCTTGAGACAGTGTTGGACATTGCTGATTATCTTAAGGTCAGGAATAAAAGAGATTATGTGATGTTCATGTTCGGAATATATTCGGGACTGAGGATATCAGACATATTACAGTTCCGTGTCAGGGATGTGAGGGACAAGGATTTTATATGCCAGAGGGAAAAGAAGACCAAAAAGGAAAAGCGATTCCCGATTAACAAAGAGTTAAAATCAATCATTGCTGACTACGTCAACGATAAGAGAGACTTTGAGTTTCTCTTTAAGTCACCCGGCAGACCCAACCAGCCAATAACCAGACAGCAGGCATATAATATATTAAGCTCTGCCGGGAAGCAGTTCGGACTTGACAGCATCGGAACACACACACTCCGCAAGACGTTTGGCTATCACATGTATAAGCAGACAGGTGACGCAGCTCTCATAATGGACATTCTTAATCACTGTGATATTCATTATACATTAAGATACATAGGCGTCAATCAGGACTGTAAGAACAAGGCTTATAATGGTCTGTCTTTTAAGAGATAGGCTATTTTTTATGCCAAAATGAGACTGGAAAACGGCAGGTCTTTTTTATTTTGCCTATGACTTGACATATTTAGCACTTGTCAAATGGTGGGTACGATTTTTTCGTGACATCCTATAGGTAGAAAATGAAATAAGGAGCACTTGACAGAATACTAGATATGTCAACACCTTTTTATGACGATTGTAGACACATTATAAGAACGAATGTTCGAGAAAAATCCCCGGAAAGAACATAGGTTCTTCTGCGCCGGAAATAGAGTTGCGGGTTCGGCGAGCCCGAAATCTTTCTAGGCACAGAAAATTTTTATTTGAGACTGCCATTTCCGTTGGAGGAGGTGATTTGATATGGCGTATAAAACAAACGATAATTCAGAGGTTGTAATAGACAGCTTTAAGACAACGGATATCAGTGCCATCACGGTAAACTCCGCAACACTTGAGAAGATTCTTCAGCTATCAGATCGAAGGATAAGACAGCTTGCCGAGGAGAACATCATAATCAGAGCTGCCAAGGGGCGTTATAAGCTTATGGAGAGCATAAGCAATTATATTCTTACGCTTAAGGTGTCGATAGAGGCAGGCAACAGCCAGATATCAGATGGGGAGATTGACCTTGAAGAAGAGAAAGCGATGCATGAGCGTGTCAAGAGGCAGATATCAGAGCTTAAACTTCTCACCATGCAGGGCGAGCTGCATAAGTCGGAGGATGTTGAGCGTGTTATGACAGATATGCTTATGTCGATTAAGACGAAGCTGCTTTCAATGCCATCGAAGCTTGCACCTATTCTGGTATCAAGAAATGATATAGATTTTGTGAAAAGGACTATCAATTCAGAAGTGCTTGAAGTACTCAATGAGCTTAAAGAATACAATCCTAAAGATTTTTATGATGATGAGTATATAGATAAGGGAGACGATGATGAGGACATCGATGAAGAAGGTTGACAGGAAAACGGTTCGCCTGTTTAAGAAAATAGCAGCAATCCTGTCGCCGCCGCCTGAACTGACAGTCAGTCAATGGGCAGACGAATACAGACGATTATCACCGGAAGCATCAGCAGAGCCGGGACGCTGGAATACTGACAGAGCACCATATCAGAGGGATATTATGGATGCGGTTAATGATGCCAGGTGTGAAGACATTATAATAATGTCTTCCGCACAGGTGGGAAAGACTGAGCTTATATTGAATATCATAGGCTATTACATAGATTATGATCCGTCACCCATATTGGTATTGCAGCCAACACTTGAGATGGCACAGACATTTTCAAAGGACAGGTTATCGCCAATGCTTCGTGATACTCCGGCGCTTAAGGGTAAGGTTAAAGATGCCAGGTCGCGCGATTCAGGAAATACAATTCTTCACAAGACATTTCCCGGCGGACATATAACAATGGTTGGTGCCAACTCTCCGGCCGGACTTGCTTCAAGACCGATTAAAGTTGTGCTTATGGATGAGGTTGACCGTTATCCGGCATCAGCAGGAACAGAAGGCGACCCGATTAAACTTGCGGAGAAGAGAACAACAACTTTCTGGAATCGCAAAAAAATAAAGGTATCTACACCGACTATTAAAGGGCGCTCCCCCATAGAGAAAGAATTTTTGACTTCATCAATGGAAGAATGGAATGTGCCTTGTCCATGTTGTGGTAAATATCAGCCTTATGAGTGGGGAAGAATACATTTTTCCGATGCGACTATGGAGTGTAAGTTCTGTAGGGAGCATATAAGCGAGAGAGATTGGAAGAGTAATCCGGGTAAATGGATTGCTGTAAAGGAGAATCATAAGAAAAGAGGCTTTCATCTTAATGAGCTTGCTTCACCATGGAAGCATTGGGAAGATATCATTGATGATTTCAGGGCTGCTGAGAGGGATAGAAAGCAGGGAGATATTGAGAAACTTAAGACATTTATCAATACGGCATTAGGTGAGCCTTGGGAAGAGCGAGGCGAAGCTGCTGATGACAACGTACTTTTGTCCAGACGAGAAAGGTACAATGCAGACTTGCCGGATGGAGTGCTGCTTGTAACTGCCGGAGTTGACGTTCAGGATGACAGACTTGAGATTGAGATTACCGGATGGGGAAAGGGATATGAGAGCTGGGGAATTCTGTATAAGAAAATGAAAGGAAGTCCGGAGCTTGATGAGACATGGGACAAGCTGGAGCAGTTCCTTGATACGGAATTATACTTTGCAAATGGAAATTCGCTGCTTATTGCGGCTACATGTATTGACACAGGTGGTCATTTTACTACTGAGGTTTATAAGTTCCTTAAGCGGATGGAGCGGAAACAGAAGAGAATTTTTGGTATCAAGGGTATGGGTGGTGAAGGCATTCCGCTAATAAATAAAATCTCAACTAACAATGTGGAAAAGGTTAAAATCTTTATGCTTGGTGTAGATTCTGGTAAGGAAATCCTTATGACACGTTTGAAAACGGTTGATGAAGGTCCTGGATATTGCCATTTCCCGATAAATGCGGATAGAGGTTACGATGAGACATACATCAAAGGATTGACAAGTGAGCAAAGAGTTGTGCACGTCAAGGATGGACGTGCATCACTTAAGTGGGTTAAGAAATCCGGAACCAGAAATGAGCCGTTGGATCTTAGAAATTATGCAACAGCAGCGGCTGAGATATTAAGACCGGATTGGGATGTGCTCGAAAAGAAAGTACGTCAGGGAATAAATTACATGAAAAAACAGCCTAAGGAACGCCAGAAACGGAAAAAAAGTGTTATGAATACTGGAGTACAAGTGTGAAAGGCGGTGAGAATGGTGGCAAATGAGGCAGTTGAAAGAGCTAGAAAAAGACTGGAATTGTACTACAAGGCCGAGGAGGCGATTCTTACCGGCCAGGAATACACAATCGGGTCCAAAAAGCTTAGACGAGCGGACTTATCTGATGTTCAGTCGATGATTTCCAAGCTTGAGAAAGACATAAAGTTGCTAGAAGGCGGTGGAAAGAATAGAGCAGTTCGTGCGGTACCGCTTGATATCTAGGAGGTTAAAATGAATTTAATTGATAAAGTAGTGGCTGTTATCAATCCGCAAAAGGCGCTGGAACGTGAAAAAGCCAGATGCAATTTGAAAATAATCCAGAAATTTGCGAATAGCGGTTATGATGAGGGTGGGGCATCGCATGACAAAAATTCAATGCGCGGATGGAGAGCATCAAGCAAGTCACCACAGGAGGATATTGACCGCAATCTTGACACGCTCAGGCAGCGAAGCAGGAGTCTTATGATGTCTGCACCAATAGCTGTGTCAGCAATTAAAACTAATAGGACTAACATAGTCGGAATGGGTCTAAGGCTTAGACCGACTATAGACCGAGAGGTATTAGGACTGTCGGCTGAGGAAGCCAAAAAGTGGGAGAAAAAGACACAGAGAGAATTTGAGCTTTGGGCGAAGTCAAAACAGTGTGATGCAACTAAGGTTAATAATTTTTATGAGATGCAGCAGATTGTGTGTATGTCATGGCTCACTAATGGAGATGCGGTTGGACTTATTGAGTATTGTGATGAAGAAAAGGCTTTTATGCCGTATGAGCTGAGAATCCACCTTATTGAGTCTGACAAGGTCTGTAATCCACAATCTACAGGAGCTTATGTGAATCTGTGGGAGACCAATCCTGAAAATGGTAACAGGATATATAACGGTGTGGAAATTGATTCCAAGGGTGGAGTTGTCGCATACCATATATGTAATACCTATCCTAATTCTACGCTTTCAGCGAAGAAAGAGTGGAAGCGTATAAAGGCTTTTGGAGAGAGGACAGGGATGCCGAACGTCCTTATGATTTTTGAAAGTGAGCGTGCGGAGCAATATAGAGGTGTTCCTTATCTTGCTCCGGTTATAGAAGCATTGAAGCAGCTTACACGGTACAGTGAAGCTGAGATAATGGCAGCAGTTATAAATGGTTTCTTTACGGTGTTCATAACATCAAATAAAAGTGTGTCAGAAATGCCTTTTACCGGGATTGCAGATGATGCAGATGATGAATATGATACCGGGAATAGTTATGGTCTGGGACCGGGAATGATTAACATACTTGAGCCGGGTGAAGATATCAGAATGGCTGACCCTTCACATCCTAATTCTAACTTTGATGCGTTTACAACGGCTTATGCAAAGTATATAGGTGCAGCACTTGAAATTCCGTCAGAGCTTTTGCTCAAGCAGTTCGGTGCGAGCTATTCAGCTTCGAAAGCGGCGCTTGAAGAGGCCTGGAAAGCTTTCAAGATGAGAAGAGCCTGGCTTGTTGATGATTTTTGCAGACCGGTATATGAGATTTGGCTTACCGAAGCAATCGCTAAGGGACGTATTAGTGCTCCGGGGTTTTACCTTGATGCATCTATAAGAGAGGCATGGTGTAAGTGTGCATGGAATGGTCCGGCACAGGGAATGTTAGACCCGCTAAAAGAGATAAAGGCAGCCAATGGGCGTGTAGCTCTTGGAGTATCTACAAGAGAAATTGAGACAATGGAGATGAGCGGCGGCAATTTTGATGATAATGCGGCTCAGTTAAAACACGAAGCAGTGCATATGGGAGAAATTAATAGCCTATTAGGCAATACAAGTGATTCACAGCAGACGGAGGATGGGAATGGCGAAAGTTAATATAAAGGGTGCTATTATCGCAGATGAGGATAAATGGATATATGATTACTTTGGTATTAATGCCACATGTCCGGCTGATATACATGCGGCGATAAGTGAAGCGGCAGGAGAAGACCTTGATGTTGAAATTAGTTCTGGCGGTGGTGATGTAATAGCCGGTAATGAAATATATACGGCGCTCAGAATGTACAAAGGAAATGTTACTTGTATGATTGTCGGGATGGCAGCGTCAGCCGCATCATACATTGCAACAGCGCGTAAGTGTGTTATGACACCTGTAGGGCTATATATGATACATAATGCATCCGGAAGTGCATCCGGTGATTACCATGCACTTGACAAAGGGTCAGAGATTTTACAGACAGTTAACAAGGCAATAACAGCAGCATATGTTGAAAAGACATCTATGAGTCAGGAAAAAATTCTTGAACTTATGGACAAGGAGACATGGCTTACAGCAGATGAAGCTGTTGCTTATGGCTTTGTAGATGCCATAATTGAAAATCAGGAAAATAAGACAGCCAATCAGTCGATTGGTTTTTTTAATGGAAAAAATCCCATTGCAATATATAACAGCACACAGATTCTTGACCGTGAAACGATCGAGAAAACAAGGGAGATGTTAAAGCCCTTGGATAAGGTTAAGAACACCACACCGGAAAAGGTTTCGGATAGTGTTTTAATAAATACAAAGAAAGCAGAGGAAAAAGAAGAAATGGATGGAGTACAGAATAGCATTTCTACAGTCGAGGAACTTACAGCCAGTTATCCTGAGCTTGTTCAGCAGATAAGAGCTGAGGCGGCTGTTAATGCAGCAAATGCAGAGAACGAGCGTTTAAAAGCGATAGATGACATTGCGGCTCAGATTTCTGCTGAGATGGTCAATGAGGCTAAGTATGGCAGTAACAGAATGACTGTGGAAACACTTGCATTAAACGCATTCAGACGCAATGCTGTTATGGCAGATGCTGCATTCGATAATCTGAAACTGGATGTTAAGGATTCAGGAACAGCAGCAGTCAGCTCTACAGCTAACTCAGGTATGGCAGATGATACTTCGAATTTGGACAGCCAGAGCAAAATTAATAATCTTGCTAACATTTTAAAGAGAAAGTAGAGGTGAATCAGATGGGAGAAAATCTTTATAAAAAGGTAGGGGAATACATACCGGACAAACTTATTGCCGGGAATGCGATTCCGATTACTGCAAAAGGAATTACAGTGGCTAAAGGGCAGGGTGTATTAAAAAGAGGAACACTTCTTGGCATTGCTCATGATAAAACGCATAAGAAAACGGATACAACGGAGACTTATGAAGGTTCAAGCGGTTCACAGACAGATACAATCGGAGCTGATTGTATTCTGTGTGAAGATATTGATGCAACGGATAGTGATGTTGTTACAGCAGGATATGAGACAGGTGAATTTAATGCAGATGCCGTTATTCTTCCGGAAGAGAAGAATATTGATGCACATGCTAAAGAGCTTCGCAAACTTGGGCTATATATCAAGCAGGTGCAGGAACATTAGAAGGAGGAGTAAAAAATGGCAGAATATACTACAAGAGAGATGGTGGAAGCGCTTGAGCTTATACCACCGGTCAGAAATTTTTTGACAAGGACGTTCTTTCCGAGAGAGCGTACACATACTGCTGAGAAGATAGAGGTTGATGTAAAGAAGGGCAAGCGTATAATGGCACCTTTTGTGTCACCTAGAATAGGCGGCAAGGTAATCACAAGGCAGGGATTCCAGACTAATGAGTTCACAACACCGAGAATTGCACCTGAGCGTGTACTGACGGTTGATGATATTTCTAAGAGAACACTTGGCGAGAACATTTATAGCAAGAAAACACCTTCCGAGAGAGAAGATGAGCTTCTCGCTGATGATATAAGAGAGCTGGATGATGCTATTCAGCGCAGAATAGAATGGATGAGCCGTCAGGTTATTTTTGAGGGAAAACTTGATGTGATTGATAAAGAGGCAGGTGTTGACCTTCAGGTTGATTATGGATTCAAGAACATAACAGTACTTACATCGGATAAGTATTGGAGCCTGTCAACGGTTAATCCGATGCCGCTTTTGAAGAAGGAGCGAAGAAGAATCATCAAGGAGTCGGGAAGTGCTCCTGATATGCTGCTGTTTGCTGAGGATACAATAGATATATTTATTGATAATCCGTTCATCAAAGAGGCTATGAACATCCGCAATATGCAGAATATCGAGATTAAGCCAAGAATTGTAGATGATGCACTTACATTCTATGGCAGAATAGCATCTCTGGGACTTGATATATACTCATACAATGAGAGCTTTATTAATGACGATGGCGAGGAAGAGGATATTGTACCATCAGGAGCATGTCTTATGGCAAGCTCTAAGGGAATTGGTAGTCTTGAGTTCGGTCTTATTACGCAGATTGAGGACAAGAAGTTCCAGTCTTACGAAGCTAAGCAGGTGCCTAAGATATATTGTGCTGAAAAGTCCGATGTAAAGACCATACGTCTTACATCAAGACCTCTGCCTAAGCCGGATGATATCGCAAGCTGGTCAGTAATATATCCTAATGGTCAGGGAGAATAATAGGAGGCGTTATGATAAAAGCAAAAGTGAATGTAATTACATCCAAGGCAGAGTATAAGCCCGGAGATATAATTGGAGAGAAGCTTAGCCCTGCTGATATGGCATACCTTAAGAAACGTAAATTTATTACAGTAGAGGGTGAGAAAGTGATAAATGCGGATGAGACACTGGATAGTGAAGATGTTTTTGCCGGGTTCGGATATGACGAAGATGTACAGCCGGAGAATGGCATTGAGTATATGGACGAGGCTGCACTTCAGAAGCTTAAGAAGGATGAGCTTGTCGAGTATGCTGTAAAACTTGGTCTTGAGCTGGATGAATCAATGCTTAAAGGCGAACTTATAAATGCAATCCTCAATCATGTTGAGGAACATGCAGCCGAGTAGGTGATGCTATGGGATTCAAGGAACAGCTTAGGGAAGACTTGGATGCCGTTTTTTTCAATCCGGATGAATTTGCTGAGAAACATTCGATTAATGGGGAAAATGTGGATATTGTTGTGGATAATGATGCACTTGCTGAGCTCTTCATACAGAGACAGACGCATACAGAACAGATATTCACTGACTCCATTATGTTCTATGTAAGAAAGCGTGACTTGGGGTTTGAACCTGTGCCGTGGCAGTACATAGACTATGATGGGCATAGGTATCAGATAACAGACGTCAAGACAGATGACGAGAGCTATACCATTGTTCTGGGGGTAAATGATGCATGATTGAGGCAGATATTAAGATTGATGAATCGGATATCAAAAATATAAGAGAGCGTTTGGGGCAATTTGGGAGCAAAACACCAAATGTACTATCAAGAGCCATTAATCGAACTGTAACATCGATTAAGACAGAGCTCAAACGTGAAGCGGCCAAGCAATATAGAGTAACCCAAAGAGATGTGAGTAATACCTTGGTAGATAGAAAAGCAACTCCGAAGGAGCTGCAGGGATATGTGAAGTCTACAGGAGCAGTAATTCCACTTCTTAAATTTGGTGTGTCACCGATGAGAACGGTGACATATAAAGATTCCGGAGAACCTAATCCTTCACATTATTCGGCAGCGGTTTTCAAGAGAGGTGGTTTAAAACCTTTAATTCGTGACCCTAAAGCGTTTGTGGCTATTATGCCTAATGGACATGGTGGAGTATTTGAGCGTACTGGAAAGAAAAGCAAAAACGGAAAAGAGATAATTGCACAGCGTTTTGGTCCATCTGTTCCTCAAATGATTAAAAATAAAGAGGTAATAAGCATTATACAGAATAAAGCAGAGAGCACACTGCACAAGCGTATAAATGCAGAAATTAATCATATTCTTCAGGGAGGTAACTAAGTGACTGAGATAGACCTGATTGATGGATTGACAGATGAAGTAAGATATGCTCTTAGAGATTTCCGGCTGCGTTCCTCTAAAGAGAATCTCATTCCAATTAATGTCTATACACAGAATCTTCCGCTTAAGAAGGAGCGAGGTGATGAACGTCAGTTTCCATATGTTCTTATATGTTTTGATGAAGAACATATGGAAGCGAAAACGTCACCGATGAGCGTAAATGTATATTTTGTGATTGGAATCATCGATAAGGAAGAAGATAAGCAAGGCTATAGGGATGTGTTGCAGATAGCCAATCTTATCTATCAGCATATTTTTAGAAAAGGAATTATAGCCAAAGCTTTCAGACCATCGTATCCATTTAAGATTATGTTGCAGCAGGATGATATACATCCGTATTATATCGGAGGTATCGAGAGTGTATGGGAGCTGCATGTTATAGAAGAGGAGGATAAACTTATTTGAAGCAGTCAATGTATATAGGACCGACTATACCGGGTATAGTAAAGAACAGCACAATTTTTATAGGGGAGCTCCCGGATAGGCTTAATAAGCTTACCGAGGAGCTTCCCTGCATTAAGAACTTAATTGTTCCTATTGATAAGCTCACTAAAGCAAAACAGGCATTATTTGAGCAGGGAAGCGTTGAGAATGTTTCCTACAATAATATTTTGAATTATGGAAAGGGAGAGAAGAACTGATGTCAATTTATAAACATGGAATAAGCACAAGCCGAAAAGCGACTGCCATGACAGCTCCGGTGACAGGATCAGCAAATATTACTGTTGTGGTTGGCGCTGCGCCGATTAATATGTGTGATGACCCATATAAGGCCGTCAATGTACCTGTTGCGGCATATACAAAGTCGGATGCGATAAAGAAGATGGGATGGAGTGATAATTTTAAGGGATATACAATATGCCAAAGCATCTATGCGGCTTTTGACGTGTTTGCGGTTGCACCGTTAGTAATGATTAATGTGCTTGATCCTGGCAATGAGAAGCATGTCACAGCGGTAATCGCAACATCCTATGATGTGGCTAATAAGAAAGCTTTAGTAAATGTGGAAGGCATCCTGCTTGATACAATTGAAATCACCACTACAGATGGTTCAACTCTTAATAAAGATGAAGACTATGTTGCATCGTTTGCCGATGATGGAACAGTGATAATCGGATTCACCGATGAGGGAGCAGTCAAAGCCGGAGTTAGTGTTAAAGTTGCATACACCAAGCTTAAGCCTGAGGGAGTAACTTTTGAGGACATCATAGGCGGGTACAATGTATCAACCAGAACGAAGAAGGGACTTGAAGTCATTGCGGATATATATCCGAAGCTTGGTCTTGTCCCTGGAACAATTATTGCACCGGGATTTTCACAAAATCCGGCTGTTAATACAGCAATGACAGCCAAAGCAAATCTGATTTACAGTATGTTCTCATGTAAGGTTATCAGCGATATAGATTGTTCCAGCTCCGGAGCCAATGCGATTGACAAGGTTAAGGAATGGAAGAACAACAATGCTTACTCAGATCGAAGAACTTTTGCCGTGTGGCCAAAAGTGAAAGTGAATGATTATGAGTATTATTTTTCAGCTCAGCTTGCAGCACTTTTACAAAGGCTTGCTGCTGACAATGACGGCGTGCCTTCAGAATCATGTGATAACAAGAGCCTCAAGATAAGCGGACTTGTTCTTGAAGATGGTTCCGAAATCAATTTTGATATGGATGAGGCTAATGATTATTGCAATGCCAATGGGGTCATTACAGCGGTTAACATTGATGGTTTTCTTGCATGGGGTAATAATACATCCATATATCCTCAGTCAACAGATGTCATTGACAGGTGGGTGACATCTGTTATGATGTTCGACTACATCGAGAACAATTTTAAGCGTAGCTTCTTTAGCGAGATTTCTAATAAGGCTGATTATCGTGAGATTGAATCAATGGTACTTTCTGAGAATATCACGCTTAACGGTCTGAAAGGGCGCGGTGATATTGCAGGCGGCGAGATATCTTTTAGCAAAGATGACAATCCTACGTCACAGATTCTCGCAGGTAAGATTATTTTTAAAGAACGTCTTGCTCTGTATCCACCTATGGAGGATATCGAGAACGAGTTTGAGTTTGATCCGACACTCTTAGAGGCTGCAATGGAAGGAGGGAGTAACTAATGAGCAGAAGTAAAACTTATGAATTACCTGACAAGATAAACAATTTTAATGTGTATGACGGAAAGTACAAGCTTATTGGAGTCTCATCAGAGATTACATTGCCGTCTTTTGACCCTTTGACAGATACACTTAATGTAGCCGGAATGGCAGGTGAGATTGAGAGTGAGGTAATTGGTTCATTCGGCTCTATGAAGCTTGAGATTCCATTCGTGAACTTGTGTGCTGACTTCTTCGCATTCGCTGCTAGTACTAATCCGGTTGTGCTTCGAGGCTCCATGGAGATATTCAATACCAAATCACAGGCAAAAGATAGTGTACCTATAACTATTACGGTCAAAGGACACACCATGAACATTAATCCTGGCTCATTTAAGAAAGGCGGCAAGGGAGAGCCAAAGATAACCAAGGAAATCACATATATAAAAATTGCCATCAATAATGAGACACAGATTGAACTTGACAAGCTGAATTCTGTATTCAACATGGGCGGTGTTGACCAGTTTGCCAAGATTAGAAGCCAGATTTAAGGAGGTTTGTTATGAGTAGAGATGATGAGTTAAAGACAATGACAGATACACAGGAAGAAGATAATATTACCGATAAGGATATGGGGACGTATGTAAAGTTCAGCAAGCCATATACGTTTGAGGATGATGTGTATGAGGGAGTTGATTTGTCAGGGCTTAGTAATTTGACCGGACGTAATCTTAACAATATCGAGAAGAGATTCTACAAGCTTGGTATTGCCAGCTTCAATCCGGAGAACACTGTAGCATATGCTCAGGTGGTAGCACAGGAGGCGACAGGACTTCCGATTGAATTCTTTCAGCAGCTTCCAATCAAGGAGATGTATAAGATTAAGAGCCATGTCATAAATTTTTTGTACGCTTAGGCATAAGAGCGGATGACGGGCCGAACCTTAGAAAGATGGCTGTCCGTCTTTCGTTGACAACCAACACGGGTTTGGATTTCTATCTTGGACTTCCTATTGAGGAATTCTTAAATATCGTGGAGGATATAGCAGAATATGGCAAAGAAAACAGAATACGAAATAGCACTTCTCGTAGGCGGTAAAGTCCAAGCTTCATTTAACAAGAGCATGAAAAATGCAGAACAGGGGATAGATTCGCTCAATAATATGGCACACACAGCAGCAGCCGCAATTACATCTGCGTTTGCTGCTGTAAAGGTTGGACAGTTCATGGGCGATGCTGTGAATACATATTCCTCTTTTGAGCAGGCAATGGCGACAACAGCGGCTACTGCTAATGCTTCGCAGGCTGATTATGAGCGCCTTGAACAGGCTGCACTTGCCATGGGTAAGGCAACCACCAAGACGGCAACGGAATCTGCTGAGGCGCTTGGCTATATGGCACTTGCCGGATGGAGTGTAGATGATTCTCTAGAAGCACTTGAACCTGTTCTCAGGCTGTCGGAAGCTACGCAGATGGATTTGGCAAGGTGCTCCGATCTTACTACAGATTCAATGTCAGCTCTGGGACTGTCGGTTGACAGTCTTGGGGAGTACCTTGATATATGTACAGCCGCCAATAATAATGCGAATACAACGGCTGAAGCACTTATGGAGGCTTTCATTGGATGTGGTGGTGCTGCTAAGACGGTCGGCGCTGATTTAACAGACATGGCTACTGCCTTGGGTGTGCTTGCAAATAATGGTACCAAGGGTTCGGAAGCCGGAACGGCGTTGAATGCAATGCTTGTACGTATATCGAGCAAGGACACGGCAATAAAAGCCATGCATGAACTTGGTGTGTCAGCTTTTGATGCATCCGGTGAATTTATAGGTCTTAATGAAGTTTTGGTACAGCTTAGTGATGCAATGTCTGGTCTTACGACTGAGCAGCAGACGGCGTATATGTCTGATATAGCAGGTACTCACTATTATACGGAAATGAGTTATCTTCTTGATTCGGTAAAAAAATCAGCGGACGGCTCAGCATCGGCATGGGATACTCTTTCGACATCGCTTGAAAATTCAGATGGAGCACTTGAAAAAATGGCTGCCACGGTTACAGATACGCTTAGTGTGTCGTTTCAGATTCTTAATTCGGCAACGGAAGATGCACAGATACATCTTGTCGATGCGTTTGGAGATAATCTAAAGGATGTGATTTTGAATCTCGCTGCATTTATTCCGACTGTGACAGATAATTTTATCAAATTTGCAGACAAGTCACAGCTTAAGATTTCAAGAGTATTCAATACTGTTCAGAAGGATGCGGAAAAAGCTTGGGAGTTCATGTCAGGACTTGGAAGCAGCTTTATTGAAAATTTTGATACAATCGAGGTTGTTGTGGCTGGAATCGGTACGGCTTTCATTAGTTATAAAATAATAAGCCTGTTTATAAAAGGTGCAAGTGCAGCGCTAAGCTTTGCTAATGCAATCAAAATGATAGCCGTGGCTAATCCGGTGCTCTTTACATTAACTGTAGGAGCAACAGCGATTGCAGGCATTACAGCAGCCATGAAGAAAGCAGATGAACAGGCAGCACAGAGCAATCTTGAACAGCACTTTGGAAATATAGCTTTATCGCTTGATGAAGTGTCACAGGTTGCTGATTATATTGTGATGAATGATAGTCTATCGAAAGTACAGGAGTCACTATCAGCATTCAGTGAGCTTGATGGCATGCGTGAGAGTATGGAGAAGAGCCTTAAAGCTATAAATAAATCTAATTGGAAAGTATCAATCGGCATGGAACTGACACAGTCGGATAAGGATGCTTATATTAGTGATGTTAAGAACTATATAAGCGATGCTAATGAATACTTAGTGCAGGAGCGATATGCTGCCAACATCAGCCTGTCAGCTTTTGCAGATGGGAATATTGAGCGAAAGAATATGGTAAGTCAGCTGGATTCTTTCTATGCTGATGTTTATACCGAGTTGCAGGGAGCAGGAAACAGACTGAGTGATATTGTTAACGCTGCATTTGAAGATAATCTGCTTGATATTGATGAATCAAAGGCTATTGCACAGGCGCAGGAATCTATGGCGAAGATCATGAATAGTCTGACATCAAGTGAGTTTGATGCGAAGCTGGAAGTGCTTAACCATAAATTTTCAGCTGAGAATCTTGATGCTGAATCATTTCAGGCAATTCAGGATGAGTTAGAAGCGCAGGTTGAGTCTGCAAAATCAGGATATGAAGAGGCATGGATCCATAACCTGTCTGTAGCAAAATCAGCTTTGGATTATGGCTCAATCACTCAGGATGAGTATGATACTATGGCAGATGAATTCTATAAGGATTATCTGAATAATGTAACCAATACAGAACTTAAAGCCCACAATTTTCAGCTTGACACTATCGGGAAAGCTTACAGCGATGAAATAGAAGCATTCAATAAGCATAGAGATGAAGTAATGAAGGAGTATAGCAGTGAAGATTACTCCAAACAATGGGAACAGACACCGCAAAAAGTATTAGATGCTATGACACAGGATATATATAATGATGGTACATCTAAGGCAACTAAGCAGGCTATTGAATCTTTACTGTCATCGATGGAGCCATCTACAGAGGAGCTTAGAAACCTTGAAGCACAGTGGAAAGAAGCAGGAGAGGAGATTCCTGATGCATTGATGAGGGCTGTAGCCAGAACAGATTCATATGGAGCAATGACTGTTTACTCTAGTATGTTTAGTGATGGCGGTGATAAACCTGCATTATATAATTCTCTATTACAAAGCATGGTAGATGATGCAGATTATTCGGATATTGTTGCGGCACTTAGGGAAGGCGGAATGACTCTGCCGGATAGCATAGTTGAAGGGTCGAAAGATTATATGCCAGAGGCTTTTAAGGATTTTTATTCTTATTGTGGAGACTGCCTTGATGATGCATTTTCAAATGGCATTGATATTTCAACAGATGTTAATATTAACCTAAAACCTGTGTATTCGGGACTTATGGGTTCTTTGCAGATGAATCAGTTCAATGCTGATTTAGCAGATAAGCATCATGAGATTGAGTTTCAGAATTTAAAGAATAGTATGAAAAATGATGGCTTAGGAGTGAAACTTTTAGGTCATGCAGATGGAGGTATATTCACTCAGCCGCATGTGGCATGGTTTGCAGAGAATGGTCCTGAGGCGGCGATTCCGCTTGATGGAAGTGCTAATGCAATCTCTCTATGGAACAGAGTTGGAATGTTGTTGGGGGTTCTTGATGGCGGCATAACAAAGAGCAGAGGCGAGATGCTTTCAGAGAGTATTGCAGGCAATGCAACGATTAACAATAATACTGATGCATCTTCTGATTCAAAACAGTTTGTGTTTGCTCCTAAGATTACTATAGAAGGGAATGCAGACCGCGGGGATATTGACAATGCGATATCAATGTCTATGGAGCAATTTAAAGACATGTTGGAGCAGTGTCTGTCTGAGCAGAATAGAAGAGCCTTTTCAGCGAGGTGATTATGAGAACATATACAACAATACAGGGGGACATGTGGGATTCCATTGCATATAAAGTATATGGGAACGAGAAGTATATGGGATTGCTTATGAAGAGCAATCCACAGCTTCTTGATATTTTTATATTTAGCGCCGGTACGTTACTCTCAGTACCAGAGTTAAGCATCGAAGAAGAGATCGACAAGCCGGCATGGAGATGAATATGGGTGAATTTGCTTTACCAAGAAAATCTTATTTAAATTTGACATATAATGGTGTTGATGCTACAGATGAGTTTTATTCTGAAGCTTTTGAATACATGGACTTTGCATCCGGTGAAGCGGATACTATATCGCTCACCGTAAATAACCAGACAGGGAAATGGACTAATGGCTTTATGCCACAGGATGGTGATTATATAAATGCTCAAATCTGCACTGAAAACTGGAATTATGACGGAGATAATCGCAGTGTTGCGTGTGGCCAGTTTGATATTGACAGCTTTAAAGCAACAGGTTTTCCTTCTGTAGTAAATCTTTCAGGTATTTCTATACCAATACAAAGTGATTTCAATGTCACAGCAAAAAATAAAAATTATAGCAGTACAACAGTTAAGAGTATTTTGGCAGAAATTTGTGCTGACGCAGGAATTGAGCTTGTATATGAGGCTTCTGATTACAGTATTGAGGAGACAGAACAGTCAGGCAGCACCGATATGGCTTTTGCATTTGATTTATGTTCGGATCATAATCTGGCGATGAAGATTTATAATAATAAATTGGTCATATATGATCAGACAGATTATGAAAAAAAGGATGCAGCATATACGATTGATTTTTCTGCTATGCAAAAATATTCATATAGCAGGATAAAGACAAAATTATATGACAGCGTACAGATACAATACACCAATCCGGATAGTGATGATACATTGACATATTATTACTGTATTCCCGGAGCAGATGGCAGGAGAACACTTTTTATCAATGAACAGGTAGAAACATATAAAGAAGCGGAAATTAAGGCAAAATCAAGGCTGTTAGAGAATATACGAGGAGCAATATCTTTGTCTGTCACTGTAAAAGGAGACACAAAGTATATTGCAGCACAAAATGTTAATATTACAGGGCTTGGTAAGCTTGATGGAACTTATTTCATTGACAGTGTTACGCACCAGAAAAATGCGAAGGGGGTATACACATGCAGACTTGAACTGCATTTATGTGTGACACATATAACATTTTCGGAGACTGGCACCGAGAGTACGCAGGAAGTCTTTACAGGGACGACATACACTGTCAAGGCAGGAGATTGCCTTTGGAGCATTGCAAGAGAATTCTATGGAAATGGTGCTAAGTATACACTTATTTTTTCCGCTAATCAGGATATCATTAAGGATCCAAGCCTTATATATCCAGGTCAGGTGCTCAAGATTCCGGCGGAGTAAGGAGAGAAATGTTTGATATTATAAGAATAGGAAAAATACATATCATTAATTATGCAAATGGTACAGCGAGTGTTATATATAATGACAGGAACAATCAGCCATCACCACAATTTCCTTTTTTCAGCTTTGCTTATGATATGCCTAAAGTCAATGATACTGTTGTTGTCATTCTATTGCCAAATTCAACCTCAAAAGGGTTTATTCTAGGTGTCCCATGGGGCGGTAAAAGACCGTCCGTAAGTGGTATGGGTGTTTTTTATAAAGAATTCTCTGATGGCAGCTATGTGAAGTACGATTCAAAAAGCAAGACAATGGAGATATCAGCACCTAATGTCATGCTAAAATCAATATCTGCTGAGAAGGTGAAGGTTAAGGATGAGCTTGTCGCAGATGAAATCGAAACAAAAGTATTAAGAACAAAAAAGCTTGTTACAGACACAGCGGAGATTGTAAATCTTAATGTAACAGGTACTGCGACAGGTGATTTTAAGAATGAGGACAGTAAGGAGGATACATGATAGGATATTTTGGTGTGGTTATTTTTAGTGTGTCTGACCAGAAGATACTGAGTTTTAGTGATTTTAAAATGAATGCATCTGGAAGCTGGGGCGAGCATAAGCGAAATGGGAAAAAATCTGAGTATGAATTTTTAGGACCGTCTGCAAAGACGGTCTCTTTTAATATTGAACTTGATGCATCTTATGGTGTTAATCCTGATGATATGCTGGATATTTTAACCGGATATGCTGAGAATGGGCTTGTTAGTCCACTTGTCATTGGTAATAAAAAGATAGGCGACAGGTGGCGCTTGACAAAAGTGTCTTCGTCATGGAATCAGGTCATGGCAGATGGCAGACTGATTAAAGCGTCTGCATCGGTAACGCTTGAAGAGTATTCATAGGAGGAAAAATGATATCAATCAAAGATGTTGGTTTAGAGATTAAGTCAGATATTTCAGATGTTTCTTTAAGAGAAGAACTTATAAATAATGCAATGGTGATTTTGACAACATTGCAGGGAACTAACCCTCAGGATAGAGCTATGGGGTTTGTCTCAGGAGATATTCTTGGCCAGAATGCCAACAGAGCTAAATGTGCCTACTCAATTCAGGCAATCGAACAGATTGAAAAATATGAACCAAGATTGTCTGTCTCTGAAATATCTTTCGAGGTATCTGACAGTAAAATTATACCAAAGGTGGTGCTAACATATGTCAGCTGATATTCAAAATTTATATAATTTGCCGAACATATCTGTTATTGGTGATATTAGCATTGAGGATATGAAAGATGAAATGGTGAGGGATTATGAAGCCGCTTATAAGGAAGAAACAGGCGAGGCATTTACCTTATATCCGGCAGATAAAGATCGGTTAAAACTTAATATTGTAGCAAATAAAATATATCAGGCATATCAGTGTATTGATAATGGCTTTAGGATGAATTTCCTTAGATATGCTTATGGAGATTATCTTAAGCAGCTTGGGGCAAATAAAAAAATATATAAGCAGGAAGCAAAGCCGGCAGTTACTGTACTGCGTTTCAATCTTCAGGAGGCACGCACACAAGTGACTGCTATTCCCAAAGGTAAAAGGGCTACGGCCGGAGATAACATATTCTTCTCGACTGATGATTATGCGGAAATTCAGGCAGGTGAATTATATGTCGATGTTGCTGCAACATGCACTCAGTCAGGTATTGTGGGTAACAAATATATTATAGGACAGATTAATGCTCTTGCAGATAAAATACCATATGTATCCGGAGTTACAAATGTGAGTGAATCCTCCGGAGGGAGTGATGAAGAAAGTGATTCTGATTTTCGTGAGAGGATATATCTTGCACCATCAGCATATTCTACAGCAGGAACAGAGGATGCATATATTTATTGGGTTAGACAGTATAATTCGGCTGCTATAGAAGATGTAAAGGTGAGAACAGAGGAAGATGCTACTGTTGATATAAGGATTGTTCTTGCGGATGGAGAACTTCCAAGCAAGACATTTATTGACGGTATAACAGCATACCTGACATCATCCGGGATTAAACCGCTTACAGATAAGATTGTTATCTCAGCTCCGGATGTTGTTGAATATAGCCTTGATTTAACATATTACATTGGACGCAGCAACAAGGAAAATGTTGAAGCAATTCAGATATCAGCACAGGAGGCTGCTAATGAGTGGGTCAGATGGCAAAAAACACATATTGGAGCAGACATTAATACAGATATGCTGATTGAATATCTACGCACTGCCGGAGTCAAGCGTGTTGTGATACGTTCTCCAGGATACAAAGCAATAACTGATACACAAGTTGCCGTTGCAGGTAATATTACAGTGTTATATGGAGGATTGGAGAATGATTAGTTTATCTGAAATTGGCGGTTTATATCAATCTACACCTACTAATTATAGGGACGCAAGGACAAAATCATTCATGTATGCATGTGACAAGCAGGTTGCTAAGTTACTAGAGCGGTCTAAAAAGACAATGGTATGGTGTGCAATAGAAAGAGTTGATGAAAAGTATCTTGACTATCTGGCGGCGGACTGCAGAGCATTATTTTATAACTCGTCACTTAGCGCAGATGTTAAAAGAAAGCTTATTGCTAATAGTCAATATTGGTATATGCATCTGGGTACTTCAGCAGCTATGGAAGAGATGATTAATATTGTTTTCTCTTATAATGATACTACAGTTGAAGAGTGGTACACATACGCAGGAAGTCCATTTCATTTTAGAATTGGAGCTTCATCAAAGGTAACAACGGTGGAGCTTGCTGAGTTCTTAAAATATATTAACGAGGTCAAGAATGCACGCTCTATAATGGACTACCTTGTATTGCAGAGTGATGATGTAATTAGCATAGAAAATAGCAGCAAGCTTTTTCAGATTGCATACGAGGCGTGCGGTGATAGTATTTGTGGAACTTATCCAGACTATGTGAATTAGGAGTTAGGAGGATTCGATGCAGATAAGCCAGAATGAAATAGATAATTTAAAAACATACTTATGTAATAGGGTTGCTCACGCTAGGTATTATGCCGACGGAGTATGGACAGAAATCAACATAGATAAAATCAATATACTCCCTGATGGGCGCATTGCTATTTATATTTTGTTTGACAGCAGCACACCGGAGCATATTGACAGGATAGAGTTTTATAACCAGCAAAATGAAATATTTGCCGCCGGTAACGAGACAATTGATAAAGAAGCGTCTGGCGGCGATGTATTATACCGCTACATAATTTCATTTTCGCAAACAGTTAAATAAAAGGAGGTTATGATTGTGTATAATCCTATAAATTGGAAAAACCGCGCTGTCGAACATAAACACAGGTATGAGATGTCACAGGCTGAGTCGGCAGGTCTTGTGTATCTCACCCCCGCTCCGGGAGAGGTCGATGAACCTGGAACACCTATTAATGCTGATAATTTGAACCACATGGATGAAGCTATACTTGCGCATGATCAGAAGCTTGATGAGCTGGAGCAAAAGAAAGTCAATATATCCGGAGGAGATATATCAGATACGGTAGCCACGCTTGATGAGACTGTCGGTGATGCAGCTGATAATATCGCAAGCGGGGAAAGCCTTAGAACAATCTTAAGTAAAATACATAAGGTTATCAGGCAGTTCTTCAATCATAAAACAGATACAGTGATTCACACAACGAAGGCTGATAAGGACAAGCTTGCCGGAATAGAGGAGCATGCGAACAACTATGTTCATCCGGATACGCACCCGGCCGGAATGATAACATCGGATGCGAACCATCGGTTTGTCACGGATGACAAGATAGAGTCATGGGACAATTCACTAGGGGCGTCAAAGACCTATACAGACGGAATGTACCGTCAGGCGACTGCTTATGCTGATAAAAAGGTGGCAGACCTTATAGGTGGTGCTCCTGAATCGCTGGACACACTCAAAGAGGTGGCGGACGCTATAAAAGAGAATGAGTCTGTTATGGATGCACTTGATGCGGCAGTGGGTAAGAAAGCAAACCAGTCAGAGCTTGATACACATGTAGATAACAGCACAATACATATCACCTCACAGGAACGTGAGAAGTGGAACGGCTCAGTATCGAAGACCGGCGATGCGTCAAATACAACGGTGACGTTTACGGAATCTACGCGCGAAAAGCCTAAGTCGGAGGAGAAGCTTTCGACGATTGTGGGAAAAATTGTTAAGTGGCTGGCGGACTTGAAAACAGTCGCGTTTTCAGGGTCATATAATGACTTAACCAATAAACCTGCCAGTCTTGAACCGTATTTCAAGAACAATACATGGTATAGCGTAGGTGATGACTGTTATATTGGAGACCATAATACTGCAGGGCACTTATGCATTAAAGGGAATAATGGGGCACCTGGAATTGCATTGTATACTGATGATGACAAAAAATACGCTGAAGTCATACATTCTGCTAACATCGGTTCTCAGTCAGTTAATTATGCGAATAGTGCTGGTTCTGTAGCATGGGGGGATGTTAGTGGAAGACCTAGCTCATTACCAGCATCAGATGTCTATTCATGGGCAAAGGCTTCTAGTAAACCTTCTTATGTTGCTTCTGAAGTAGGTGCCTTGGAAAAGTTGAGCGATCGCACAAAAGGTATAGGATTTAATATTGATAATAATAATGCGTTATGTATAAAAATTGATAATTCCTTATATGAATTATTGTGGGCTAATAATTATTCATACCATGTACTACCTTTATCTGGTGGAACAATGAAAGGTAATATTTACATGAATGGAAATAAAATATTTTTATATTCTAATGCGCAGTGTATTGAGGCAAATGACCAGGATGTAAATATAATTTCCGCTGGTAAGAGTTCAAGTGCAGGATATGTGAATGCTCGTGTTGTATCGGCTTTTCAAGTGAGGAATTTGGATAATTCTGCTTGGAGACCAATTAATGCAATGTCTTTTAATACGCAATCATCTAAGAGATATAAGAAGAACATTACCAACATGTCAGATGAGGACGCCAGAAAATTGCTTAAATATAGGGTTGTGAATTATGATTATATTAATGAAATGGATGGGATAGGCTGTAACGGTCTAATTGCTGAGGAGGTGGCTGAGATTGATGAATATCCTATATATAGAACAGCCGATGGGACGATAGAAGGACTGGATTACAGTAAATTTGTACCAAAATTAATAAAAATGATTCAGATACAGCAGCAGGAGATTGATGAACTTAAGAAGTTGGTACAGAGGTAAAGCATAAAAATACAGGGAAGGGAGTTGAAAAATTATGAAAGGGGATGGTTAAAATATAAATTATTATTTACATCAGAAAGAGGGTGAATAACAGGTTTATTAATTTACATGTAACATTACAAAATAAAAGATGAAAGGAATCAGTAAAATGAAGGAAAATTTTTTAAAGGTCTTAATTACCACGATTGGAAGTGTGCTGTCATCAATGTTAGGAATTCTATATGTGCCTGTGCTGCTTATGGTGGCATGCAATATCACTGATTACATAACAGGGCTTATGGCAGCATCGCACAGGGCGGATGGAACAATAAGCTCATACAAGAGCATACGAGGCATAACCAAGAAAGTTGCAATGTGGATTCTTGTTGTTGTGGGCGCAATGATTGACTGCCTTATAAAGTATGCAGTGAGCACATTGGGATATCAGCTTCCGTTCACGTTTCTTGTGGCGTGCATCGTTGCAATATGGATAGTGTGTAACGAGCTGATAAGCATATTGGAGAATTTAATTGATGTCGGAATAGCAATTCCGGCATTTTTAATTCCATTGGTAAAAAATATCAAGTCATATGCGGAAGCAAAAGTGGAACTGCCGGGTGCAGAAAATAACGATAACAGGGAGGAAGAAAAATGA